TTTTATGCTTATAAAATGGGGTAGGTCTAAACCTCATGAGTCTGTCAAATATAATTACGGTAGTATCAGGATTATTTCTAATAAAAGGAATGTCATTATAAATACCCTCTACGCTGTCAGGAACTTGTGCTGGGAAAAAAGGCTGAAATGGCTCTGGTCCAATTGGCATAAGTGGACTACCATCAACCCCTTTAAACTTTTTTAATTCTTCAAGAACATAGGCATTTAAAAAAACAGGTGGAAATCCTGTATGATCATTTACACTTATTAGTTGTGTCATAATACTATTCTACACCAATCTTTGCATTAACGATCCACCTAAATCCAGTATCAACACCTTTAGACTTACCTAACTTAGATCCAGAGTTGATATTTTTTTTGAATACTGTTGGTTTTTTAATATAATCGTATATTCCGCTAGCCCGCAAAAATGATTGTTTAAAGTATCTTAAAATAAATTCATCCATAGTTTTTTCAAAAGATCCTTGAGCCTGAACTCCTCCAGGGTTTCTAACTGTTACAGGGGTTTTAGTAAATACAGTTTGACCACCTTCATTAAAAACAAGAACTGGAGATTTTATTGGTTTAATTACAACTGGAATTCCTTCTTCCATAATTTTAGCCTTATTGTAAAAAGGAATATTTGATTCTTTTTTTACACCTCTTGATTGAGTAAATGTTGAGTTAATGCTTAGCCCCAAATTACTAACAGTATATGTAATGTTAAATAGCCTTGAACTTGGACTACCCGTTTGATACCACTCATATACATGTTTAAGTGCTGCGGGATTTCCCCTTGCAGAAACATCTATATATCTAGCCATTGCATCTATTGTTGCAACTCCTAGGTTTTTTAAAAAAACAGTTTTACCCTTTTGAGCACCATCTAAAAATCCATAAGCATACTGAACAATGTTGTTCATTTGTTTATCAAAACTTTTAGTATTTGTTGTAATTATCATTAGTCTGTTATTGTTTGATTTTCTGTTCTACGTAATAATACCTTAAAATACTCAATTGATCCAAATGGTCCAGTAAAAGGGTCTACAGTTGCTACCTCATAGATTGTTCCACGTCCAGACCTTGAGCCTCCTGTTTCTCTATAAATGAGTTGGTCGTTGGCATTACGAATATTTGTAATTAAAATATTGTTAATTGCATTTTCTGTTTCAGTTGAAGACATTCTAGGATCTGCTTTTACTCTTGCTATTAGTTTGTTTTCATGTTGTAAAAATGCTTCTGGTTTAATTTGTTCAGTACCCGCCCCTCCTATAGAGGTAGCATTGCATATAATTGTTCTATCATAAAACCAGGTTCTACTTGCTTGTCCGTATTGTGTTTGGTTTATTACTGGATAATATAGGTCAGCCTTCATTGGATAAAGAAAGTCTGTTGTTGTACAGTCTTCCATTATAATACTCCTGGACGGATGATATTCTCTTTATATTTTTCTAAAATTTTATCTACTAGGATGTTTCCAGTACCATCAATTAAACGTTTATCGTATTCAATTTTAAATTGATCGGTGCTATAGTTTTTAATATATCTCTTATAGTAATCTAATTTTCCACACTTAATGTCATCAATTAACATTAATGTTGCATCTTGGATATCATAAGGAACAACCTTATACCCAGTCTCTAGCAACATAATATAATCTGCTCCTTCTGGAAATGCAACTCCAGGCACGACAGTCTGAGTGTGTCCACTATCTTCTGTATCAAACATACTGATAGAGTCTGAATATCCTAATGGAATGCGTGAGTATCTTCGTTCTGCACGATTGATAGAGTCAGTTGCTTCTAGTGGATCTTTAGTAATTGCTGTTTTATCTTTAGTAATTAAAAAAGTATAGTCTAACAATTCTGGTCCGTCTTCGTTGTCTATATCATAAACCAGTTGTGCATTTTCATATACCTTTAAAATTTTGTGAGTTTTTTTCCAAAGTGGTAAATAGTCATTTCCTTGTCCAACAACCTCTAAGTATGTTCTATCATAATAAAATCCACCAACAGCAGCATCAATAATTGCTCTTGCTAAATTTTCATAACCTGTATAAAGTGCTATGTCAGTTGCTGTACCAGATGTAGCCAAAGATGTTGGATCTACGTATGGTCTCATAATTTCTAAATTATCTTGTACTACAATATCACCACGTACAATGTTTGCTCCAGAAGATCCACCATCTTCATAAATTGTTAAAGCATATGATTTATCATATTTAACAAAATCATCATCTAAAGAGTAGGTTATTTTTTTACTAGCATTAGACTCAATGGTCTCTTCAATTTCTGTTAATTCTGCAACGTTTTCAATAACAATAACATAGTCAGCATTAGCATCTGGAACTGTATAGGTTACAGAAAGTGGATAGGGTGGAAGACGTAATATTTGCATTTTTATTTACCGTAATATGATGCTACCTCTTCAGGTGGTGCAATTCTTACCAACCTGTGGGTTAACCATTTTTCGGATGCCTCCTTTGATACTATGTTGTATCCTACCTTAAGGGCACCTAGGTTATCCATATGTAGGTTTCTTTCTGAGTATAACGCTATTTTATTTATCATACTTTTCGCTTTATCTGCTTCTTGCACTTGCTCTTCTGTTTTTTCTGGTGGAATCCAACTAGCCAAGATTTCTAAAATTTCAAGTTTAGTGGTTGATTCAAACAACTCTATATTATTTTTTTTTGCATATGCCTTTAATGCCATTACAGTTTTAGTCGATAATTCTTCTATTGTTAAACTCATAATTCTCCTATGCTTATTTGTAATTATACCAGAATAAGAATAAGGCGGGTAGTTTTTACGCTACCCGCCCTAATATTTGATCTTTTAGATCTTAGGAATCAGCGCTATCTGAGTCAACATAAGCGACTGCATCTAGTTCTTCCCATTGGATACCAAAGCGTACAAATACTGTGTACTCAATTGTATCTTTCTTTGGCTTGTATTCACGGTTTACAGTGATGTCTCTCTGGAAACCCCATACACGGTTCTGAGGGAATGTCAAATCGACATAACCTGCAGGGTAGTAAGGAACTTCTAGAACGTCTACACCAAGTACACGGGTTGTGCGTGAGTTGCCAGTTGTCTGTGCACCACCATCAAGGAATGCTTGACGATTTGCTTCAGTACTTCCTGGACGGTTAGCAAATGCTTCTGCAACTGCATCAGCAAGTGTACCGTTGTTACGAACAATACCAGCAAAAGCATCAGTACCTGCGTAGAACTTAAGGTTTGACTTAAGTGCACGATACTTACGAGGCATTGCTAATAGCAAGCCTTGCATTACTGATGTTGAGTAGTTGTTGTCTGAAACTGTTGCAGCATATTCGTGAGCGTCGTTTCCGACTGTTCCACGAGTTTGCTTAACAAAGCCAGGCATGATGGAAAGGAAGGCATCTGCGCCTGATCCTAGACCATTAATAGCAAGGTCTTCAATATCGTTAGCGAATGCATTGGTCATTAAGCGAACTAAATGATCTTCAAGTGCTCCACCTTCAATATTGTCTTCTAGTGCTTCAGTTGATACTTCCCAATCAAGACGAATCTTTTTGGTAGTTAATTCAACCTTTGAGAATGTTGCACCAATGTTTGTGTAATCTGGTGCGCCTTGTGCGGCTGCACGGATAACACGCTCTCCAACGTTGACCTTTTCGATCTCCATTGTATTGGCACGCATTGTAACTCTACGACCATCTTTAGCGAGAACTGTTGCATCCCACACATAGTCGATGAAGCGACGTGCTTGTTCTGGTGCTAGAATACCACCTGCTGCGCCTGTTGGGTTTACTGCGTTTGCTCCAGATGTTGATCCGAATGCTGCAGTTGCAGTGTTACCAAGTTGTGATCCTACAGACGCTGCTGCAGAATCTAAACCAGTAGCACTACCTACGCCACCAGATACGAATGAGCCTTGAGAGTTAATCTCTGCGCCTGCTCCGCCTGATCCTGGGTAGTTTTTTTCTAGGTCTTTATTTTGTTCCGACATTATTTTCACCTCCTAGTGATTTTGTACTTTAGTTAAATAGGTCGGTTGATGTGAGGAAACGACCGCCCCATAGGGATTTCTGAACTTTTGAGGGTTCAAACTGCACGATCTCGCCTAGATCGCCAGACTTGCGGAAAGCGGTGTCTTGTTCTACAAGATCTACTCGCTTACCAAACTCATTAAAAACTCCCTTTACATTTTTTACTTCATCAGATACGGTCTTAACCTCACCTGATACGGTGTCAAGAGACTTACTCAATGCAACAATTTGCTCGTGAAGAGACTTAACGGTTGTTGCTAAATCGCCAAAGGCATTTGTAAGAGAATTTTTGATTTCTGTAACTGCCTCAACAATTACTTCATCAGACTTTGCTACAACAGTTTCAGTTGCAACAACTTCTCCCTCTTCTGTTTTTTCAACAGAAGAATCTGCACTACCATCGCTAGACTTAGCAAGAGCAAGTTCTTCAACTGCTGGTGCCTCCTCAGCAACTGCAACAGTTTCTTCAACTGCTACTGGCTGTGCCTCTGGAGCGACCTTTACTTCTTCAACTGCAGTGTCAACCACTGCTTCTGTTGTTTCAGTCATAGGACTAACCTCCTTTGTAATCTTAATTGTACTAATGCCTTTAGCACTATCAACTAAGAACTTTAGTGTTTCTGTATTATTTTTGTCTCCCTTTTCAATAAAGCCAATGTTTTGCATTGCCTTTCCTGATGTAGGGCTTGTTTCGTTTTCAGACTCTGATACCATAACAATTCCAGTTTCTGAATCCCAAAACACATTTTCAATTTCTGCCTTTGAAAGATATCCACCAACAACATTTTTACCATCTACTTTTTCAATAGATACAATGTTTGCAAATTGGTTTGCAGGATTATCAACCAACGACAACTCAAATAAATCATATTCTTTAATTACACGTATAGTTTTGCTTAGTTCTTCGTTGTATGCATCGTCCCAATTTTTAATGTTACCGCCAATAGAAAAACCTTTGTATGTTCCGTCTAAAACTTTTTCCCATGCATCTTGTGCACCTTTTGAAACATATGCTGAAACATATACTCCACTATAAAACTTC